GCCATTCAATTTCCCCTCAAGGACGCCACCAATTGCCGCTAGCCACGATCAGCGGCAGCAGTTGAAGTTCACCCTGGTAGTACAGGGTCGAAAAGCCGGTTCCCGTGTTCGCGCTGAACAGCGTGTTCAAGAACGTCTGGTGCGCGGAATCGACCATGCACCCAGCCATCACGCAGCCGGCCTGCCCTTTGTCGTGGTACAGGTTGCTCTGCGGGTTGCCCGCGAGGTCGTAGGCCCACGAGAAGCCGCTCGCACTGCCGCCCGAGCTGGCCTTGAGCGTGGTCACGATGTCGTTGGCCAGGCCCTTCCAGCCGGTGTCGCCTGACCACACGTAATCGGTAGCCCAGCGCCACGGATTGCGCACAGAGTTGCCGTCGTAGATGTCTTCATAGCCCGAGCGGTCCACGCGCGCCGTGTTGTCCGGGCGCGGAGCACTCCCCAGCGGGTCGTAGATGAACCCCGGCTGCAGCTTGGCCGTGGGCGAGAACCTGCTCGTGATGCTCTGCGCCAGCGCAAGGCTGTTGGTGCGCGCGTCATCCCAGAACGTGTCCGTGGTCGCCGCCTTGAAGGCCCGAAAGTGCCCCGGCATGTAGTCGGACACCCGCGAAACGTTCTGCGGCATGAACTGCAACCCGTTGGTCGCGAAGTTGACCGCCTTCATCGCGGCGATGGTGTTCAGCGCCTCGGAGTAGTAGTTGATCGCCCCGCTCGATCCCCACTGCCGATGGGCCATCAGCAGCGCCAGGGCGATGTCCATGTCACCGTCGCTGGCGTTGTATCCACCGCCCCCGGAACTCATGTCCGGCAGCAGGCGCCACTCGTGCAGGTAGACATTCGCATCCGAGCGCGTGGGCATGCCATACGCAGGACGGCCGCGCACCACCTTGTACAGACCATCGAAGTACGTCTGCGCGTTGGTGTCGTAGCCCGCCATGACCACGGTAATGAGCATTCCGTAGCCAATGCCCTCGGACCGGCAGGCTTCTACATCGGTCCCGAAGGAGACGTGGTAGCCATCCGTGATCGTTTGCCCGGCATAGATGCCCGAGGTCGCAACGAAGGTCGGCGACTTGGCCAGGCGAGCCAGGCGCCAGGAGTCGTAGCACGCCTTCACGGCCGCATCCATCGTGGTCGTGGTGTGCGAGCCGTTGGGCTGGATGCCGTATGGATAGGCGCTGGCCGTCAGGTCCAGCCGCGAGCCGAACGGGTAATGCGGCGCAGCACCCGGAGCCGGCGCAGGAGCGGGAGCAGGCGACGACGGAGCGGGAGCCGGCGGAGGCGGGGGCGGCGGAGGCGGAGCGCCCGTCAGCTGGTCGAACTTCGCGTAATCGAAGTACGTATACCCCGAGTTGTCCGGCGTGAGCTTGACCGTGTTGGTCCCGCTGGTGAACGTGACGCTCGAAATCACCTTGGTCGTCCACGCCCCGCCCGAGTCGGAGAACGTGTACATGGTCCCGGCAGCGCCGTTGATCGAAACCGTCACCGTCTGATCGCCAAAGTTGGCGTATCGCAGGGTCAGATTGCCACTGCTGGCCGGCGCGCTGGTGAAGCCAAACTCAAGGTACTCATCGAACCCAGAGCGGAACCAATCTGCGTACCCCGTCCCCTCGTATCCCGCAATGTCGGTCTTGACGATGATGTTGTGCAGCGTCGCATCCTCGGCCTGGATCTTCTGGCTGTAGGCCGAAGGAGCAGGAGCCGGCGTCGGGGCCGGCGTGGCGGCAGGAGCCGTCGCAGGCGGCGTGCCAACGCTGACGCGGTACTCGACCCACGTTCCCGGCGTGCCGCCATAGACGCACTTCCAGCCGTCGATGATGTATTGGTTCCCAGCCTCGCCCAGCGGAGTCGGAGCCGTGTTCAGCACGAAATCGCCCCGCTGCCACGTCCCCGTGGTCGGAACCGACGCCTGCGCGTTGTTGACTGCCGACACCCGCCCATCACTCAGGTTGTTCACCTGTTGCTGGACCTGGCGCATCAGCTCGTTGAGGCGCCTGGTCAGCGTTGCCGCATCCGGGTTCTGCGGCAGGATAGGATCAGGCAGCTTCATCGCCAACCAACCCCAACCCGCTTGTCGCCGTAGCCAGTTTCCTTGTGGTCCCCGGTCATGTCGATCCGCACACGGTGGAATCGCCCCGACTGGCGCAGATTGAACTTGCCGTCGTTGATGCTGGAGGTCGGGCCTTGCACTAGCGCGTCGCCCTCGTTGAACTTGTAAAAGCCCGTGGCGGTGGCGGTGGTCGGCGCCTGCGTAAACCGGACTCGGAAGCTATCCAGCATCGACACGGCGTCGTCATCCCCGAAGTCCGACGTGGTGATGCTCGACGCACCACACGGCCCGTTCAGGCTCACCAGCTGGTGGTTGGTGTCGAAGTAGGACGCAACCTGGCCGCCGGACTGCCAGTATTGGGAATCGACGGGGATGTTCGGCAGGGCGTCAATCGTCGCGGCGAAGGAATTGAGCCCGTCGATGGTCACGCCTGGGGCGATGTAGTTCAGCGGCGCCTCGATCAGGCGATCCGAGCGGCCCCATTTCTTCACGCCCACATGAAAGACCAGCGTGGAGTCACAGGCCCCAGTGGATGCAGACGAGGGGAAGTACACCCGAACGAGGTTGTTCTGCTTGTCGTAGGCGCATTTCGTGCGGTAGCGGTATTGCGGGCTGGAGTTGTTCAGGAACCACTGCCGGATCACGCCGTCGCCGATGGGGATCGGGCGGGCGCCGTCGAACACCCAGAAGTTGTCGTTGCTGACGAAGAAGTGCGCGCCGCCGATGTCGCACAGCGCTTCTTGCCCGACGCAGCCGGCCTCACCGCCTGGGACGAGATCCCACTGCCACACGACAGGAGCGTTGACGAACGAGCCGCGATAGACGCCGCGCGCCTTGTAAGCGATCACCTCATTTCCAAGCGGTAGGGCTGCCGTGAGCGGGCCTTCCGTGGAGACGAGCCGACCCGTCGTGGCAAGGGTCGAGACGTTGGGCGTCCAGCTGGTCTGATCGGCCTGTGCGCAGCACCACCAGCGGTCCGGCGAGGTGCCATACGTCGCATCGACCGTGTTGAAGGCGATGACGAAGTTGTTGGAGGCCGAGACGACAATCTTTGCCTTCGGAGCGCCAGTGATGTCCGCAAATGCTCCGGAGGATGAGGACTGGATCGTGTCAGCCAGGTTCGCTGCAACCGTGGTGTCGCCGAACTGGCAGAAGCTCCAGCGCGTGTCCGAGCCGCCGTTGTAATCCCCACCGGATGCCCGCGTGCGGTCGGTCCAAGACGTGCCCGACAGCTCGTAGAGCTTGGTCGTGGTGCCCGAGAACACCCGGCGCGTGCCATCCAGTTTCGTTGCCACCGTCGCCCCGATGCACGCAGCAGACAGGGCCGCAGCCGTGGCATTGATGGCAGACGGAGCGCCCTTGAACCCGGATTCAAACGGAATCACGGCGCTGCAGGCCGTGAAGATCCCCGGGGTGTTCGGGTCGGCGTCCGGAGCGAGGCCAACGATGGGGGTCATGCCCGGCGCACCTCAAGCGGACCGGCATGCTTGCGGTCGTCGTTGTAGACGATCACACCCGCGACAGCCTGATCCATCAGGCCGCCATAGGTGGAGACGCCTGCGGTGTCCTTGACGATCACGGCCAGCTGCTTCAGAAGGCCGTACAGGTACACGTCAGGATGGTTCGCCAGCAGGGAATTGCTGGTGTTGGCATCCGACAGCGGCGTGAACTTGGCCTTGTAGGTCATCACCACCGAGCCATCACCCATCGGAGCCGTGCGGATCGTGCTGCCCGAGATGGTGTAGATCAGCCCGTCGCCGGATGTCCCGCGCCAGGCGTCAAATTCCTGGGGCGTGACGTAGGTTAGCGGGTAGTCGCTGTTGCCGTCCCAATAGATGGAGCGCATGCCAGCGAAATCCGTGGGCAGCGTGCCGACGCCGGCCGTGATCGTGACGGTTGCGGTGCCCTCAAACTCCACCAGCTTGCAGCGGCGCTGCATGTCCGCTTCGGCAAGGGTGATGGCATCGGCCGCCCGCGCGCTCAGATCAGGACGGTTGATCCAGTCGAGCGCCGCCGTCTGCAGCGCAGAGTAGGAGTCCAGCGCCATGGCTTACACCTTGCCCGGCCACACCCGGAACGCCTTGAGCGACGGGTCGTTGAGCATGCGGCGGATGTGGTCCTGGCCCTGGCAGAACTCGTGAAAGGTGATGCCGTTGTCGTTGCAGTAACGCTCAACCAGCACCATCGGCAGGGACGCTGCCAGCTTCATGTCCGACGAACCGTGCAAGCCCTCGTTGTGCATGGCCTTGGTCCGCTCGGCGATGGGATCGCAGTCCTGCACGCGCTCGAAAATGGTCTTGCCATCTTCTTCGTGCATCCGAGTCTGAACGGGGCCGTTCGTGAGCAGTCGCATGGGTTCTCCGGCGCTGTCGCAGCGTTGAGAGGAATTGGGGAAGGCCCCGAAGGGCCGGTATTTAGGCCGGAGCCAGCAGCACGGAGACGACGCCAACGGCGGCCGTCATCGTTCCGGTGAAGTCCGCGCCGAGGGCCGTCCCCGAAGGGATCTCCAGGTCGCTCGCCGTCGAGGACAGCGTGAGCGTCTGGTTGGCATGGATTGTCCCCTTCAGGTTTGCCGTGCCGGAGTGCACGGCAGTACCGGAGGAAGTCGAAGTGCCGGAGGCGGCTTTCTTGACTGCCACGGTCACCGCGCCGGCATCCGTGCCCGCAACGGTCGGGCGGACCACGACACCTTTGACGACGTAAGCGCGCTGGGCCACGAAGACGGCCCGGTCAACGCTGTTGGCGTCATAGTGGAAGTTGACGGACACGAAACC